GCGCAAGCTAAACGGCATGGATAGAAAAGACTTGAGGAACATACTGTGAGCGAAGAAAGCTTAGTAGTAAAACTAAAAGGCGACACTGCTGACCTAGACAAAAAGCTAGACAAGACAAGTAATAGCCTAAATGAACTAGACGATAACACAAAGAAGTCTGATAAAAGCCTAGCATCAATGGGTAAGGTTGCCGGAGTTGCTGGTGGTGCTATTGCAACTGTAGGTAAGGCAGCTATCGCAGTTGGCACAGCGCTAACAACAATGATCACCCTGACTGCAAAGAGCGAGCAGGAATTACAAGCCTTAAGCCGTCAAGCAAAGCTAACAACTGGAGAGTTCGAGGCTCTAGCATTTGCAACCAAACAGTACGGCATTAACGCGGAACAAGTAGCCGACATCTCAAAGGATATTAGCGATAAGCTTGGCGAGTTTGCATCCACAGGTACTGGTGCATTCCAAGACTTTGCAGATGTAACAGGAAAGACTACAGAGGAGGCTCAGGCGCTAGCTGCTGAGTGGCAAAACCTATCATCGCAACAAGTAATTCAAGAGATTGCAAATCAGCTTGAGGATGCAGGAGCGAGCGCAAATGAAACAACGTTTGTCTTCGAGTCTCTTGGTAATGACCTATCAAAGCTAACTCCTTTATTTGCCGATAATGGCAAGGAGTTAACCGAGCTAACCAAGCGCTACAATGATGTTAACTCGGCGCTATCAATCACACAGAAAGAAGCTGAAGGCTTAACTGAGGCCGCCACATCGTTCGACTTGCTAACCGAAACTCTAGGTAATGGCGCTAAAGTAATCTCAGCTCAATTAGCTCCAGCGCTTAACGAGTTCTTTAATAGCATTATCGAAGTAGTACCAACCGCAACCAATACGATAGTGGACTTCATTAATAAATTCCGTGAAGCGGCTAACATCGACAATATAAGCTCAATTAATCGAGAGCTTGAAGAGTTAACCCAAAACGCATCTGACTATCAAGAGCAGATTAATGCAATGATTGGTGGCGAGTATGTCAGCACGGACTTTAATGACGACCTTGAAGCTCAAGCTAAAGGGTTGTCCATTGTTAATGAGAGAATTGCAGAGCTTATAGAGCAAAGGGATAAGCTTCAAAATACCCAAGGCCAAGTTGATCAGCCAGTTGGCGGTCTCATTAGCGGATCGATTGGCAGTAGCGATGCTGAAGAGGAAGCAGAAAAAGAGCTTCAACTACTAATTGGAAGGCTAAAAACTGAAGAGCAAATTCTTGGCGAGCAGTACGCAAAAGACCTAGAAACAGCCGCGGGACAAAAAGAGCTACTAAAGGAAATTGAAAGGCAATACCTTGAGGATGTTAACGCATTAAGGAATGAGGCTAGACAGGCTAACTTAGATGCAGACCAAGAAGCCTTTGATGCTATGGACAACCTAAGACAGCAAGCGCTAAAGAAAGAAAAGGAAGGGTCTGATGAGCTTGATAAGCAAAATAAAATAAAATCAAAGTCTGACGAGGCCTATCTTGATGCTGCGATGTCTATTGGTAACGCGCTATTTGAAGACCAGAAAGCCGTAAAAGCTGGTTTGGTTGTGGTTGATACCGCCGCTGGTATTTCAAAGGCATTCGCTGAGCTTCCCTACCCTGCTGCATTGGCCGCATCTGCATCTATCGCCGCAACTGGTGTTGCTCAACTGGCTGCAATCACAAGTGCATCTAAAGGTGGCGGTTCAACATCTTCTGCCGTGCCTGCCGAGTCTTTGCCTGATGAAGTGCCAGAGCTTGAAGCTCAAAACTCAGACCTGAACGGAAGCAACCAGACCGTGACAATTAGGTTTGATGACTCAACAGAGCTTGGTGTAGCATTTAATAACGCTATTGAGCGCTCAAGACAGGACGGGCTAATTTAATGTTTATAAGTACATCTAATTTATCAAAGGTCGCCACAGTAACCGAGGTGCCAGAGTCGCTAACTCAGGATATAATGGTTATTACTGATGGTGATTACTCATCGACATATACGGCCACTTTGTCGGGGCAGTTGACGATAAAGTTCACCTTTCCAACTCCGCAAGATATTGAGTACATTGCCTTTGGTGGCACAAATATCTCAAGGAAGGATAGACTGGTAATCACATCGATTAACCCTGACGAGCTTCTTGATGTTAATGTAAATGAGCTATTCGACTCTAACGCTGAGCAATTGTTTGCATTGGCATCTGGTCAGATTGACGACACAACACTAGGTCTTGATGAGTCGCGAGTTATTGTATACAAAGTTGACCTAGAACAAACTCAGGAAGTTGAAATTACCATATACGGACAAGGTCAGATTCAAATCTCCGAGATTGCCATGGGTAAGTTTTACGAAGTTCCGCGCGGTGAGCAATCTGGATACAATAGGAGCTGGGCCGTGCCAAACATTAGAGCAAGGTCAGCAACAGGCCTGGATGGAGCTCCAATTAACTTTGTTTACGAAACGGGAACTCAAACCGCAACGCTGACAGTGCCTAACAATCTAATGTCAGATTACGAATTAGAAAACGGATGGCGTGAGATGCTTAAATACACCTCAAGAAATACGTTCTATGTACTTGAAGATGACAATAAGTTTCACAGTTATGCTGGATTCTCAACAACCGGAATGTCAACTAAGGCCCACTCGCAAACTAGAGCGCTTGGTGTGTCTCAATTTACATTCAATACCTTTTCTGGGACTGTTATTTAATGGCTTACTTAAACGATTTCGAACAATCGCATTATGTTATCTATGAGTTAGTGTTGCCGTATTGTACGGTTTGCACCCCTAGAGATAATATTGACGGAACTTGGCACACTCCGCCTATGTGCGTTGAGTCTAGTGACGCTGAATACTCTCTATTCTTCACTAGAGGAAAGACCCCATACGTATCACTACCAGGCTTATCTATATCTGGAAAAAGCAGACTTAACTCAACAATGTTCAGGGTTGTTACAGGCGCAAGTGTTACAACATCAAAAGCAAAAGCTGGCGGCCTTGCGAGTCGTGGGACAATGTCAATGACATGCGCGGATGAAAATAGCGATCCTGGCCCAATTGAATTTACCGAGGAGGGGACACTTTTTGGTAAGTTAATGGCTAGAAACATCCTTGAAGGAAAGAAAATAATCACGCACTATTATTCAATAGGACGTGACGAGGTAACTCCAGTTGAGGTAAGAACAGAAACGCACTACGTAACAAATGCAACATTGAGCGCTGGAGTGTTCACGCTTAACGCAAAGGATGCACTAAAAGACCTTGAGGCGTTCTCACAGCAATTCCCCACACCTGGAGAGGTAACGTTAACCGCCGACATTGACGACACTCAAGTAACTTTTGATGTTAGTGACGCCACAGATTTCACAGCAGACACTTACTTTAGAATGGGCGCTGAGCTATTCCGCGTTAATTCTGTGACTGGCAACTCAATCACGGTAGATGCGCGAGGCCATACTCGCACAAGCTCAATTGATGGTCGTGTACTTTACAAATCAAACAAAGAATCTCACGACGCAGAATCAACGCTTCAACCGTGCCGACTGCTAGATGGTGAGCCACTTGCTGATACGCTTGAGGCTATCTTTAACGAGGTTGGATTGCAGGACTTTGTAAACTACACGCAATGGAATGATGATATTACACAATGGGATGGTGATGCGAAACTGTGGGGCATCATGTCAGAGCCAGAAGATGCAAGCTACCTGATTGATGACTTGCTAGAGGTGTTCTTGGTTGATATGTGGCTAGACCAAACAACACAGAAGGCATTCATTTCAACCAACAGTAACTGGAAGCAACCGGAAGTTTCATTTATCGAAGGAACTGACGTTCAGAATTACAAAGTCACAACAAGGGATAACACTCGATTCAGTCGCGCTTACATTCTGGCCGGTAAGGCGTATCAAGCCGATAACGACGACAACACAAACTACTCGCGCCTAATTAGCTCCACAGACCTTGAGTCCGAAACTTCAGATTTCTACGGCTCAGTTAAGCTAAAAGAGTTCGACCCAGTACAGTGGATTAGCGGAGATTCAGCAACGCGCCTAACGTCTCGATATATTCAGCGATACTCAGACACACCAAGAGAGGTAACGTTTGATATTGAAGAGAGAAAGATTCAAGGAATCACCATAGGTAGCGTGATTGAGGTTGTAAGTATAGATAAGCAATCACCATCAGGCGCAACCCTCACAAGCAATGACCGTGTTCAGATTTTAAAGCTACAGCCTAACCTTAATGGAGTTGGGCGCAAGTACACAGCAACAGCACTTGCTTATACGCCATTATTTGCAACCGACCCGAACGAGGAGCAGTTCGTTACATTAACAGGCAGTATTCGCTCAATCAACCTTGCAACATACGTGGGCGCACCTACTAACATCCCGCTAAACTACACGTTTATTTTTGATGGTTGTGAGATTGGTTCGGCGGAAGAGTCATCAACATGGCTTGCATCTGTAAGAGCTGGAGCTTGGCACCCAGACAGTAGACTTAGAATTATCTGTACAAACAACACAGTATGGAGCGCCAAGGGTGGCGACGCAGGAGGCTCGTTATTATCAAAAACAAATGGTGAAACATCTTACAACTCCAATGGAATAGAGACTCATATATATCTTAACTACGTAGTAGATAGTTACACGGCGTCATCATTTTTACTATCATCTGGTGGCGGAGGAGGGTCAGCTTTTGTTACCAATGGCAGTCAACTTGCGTACTTATTTGGAGGTGGTGGGTCAGGGATACCATCAGGTTATGGTGAGGTTTTTTCAGTTAACGGATTTGATTACAAGGGAGCTTACGACGGAACAGAGTCGGATGGCGGTTTGGGCGGGTTTGGACCGGTTGGAAACGCTGTTGAATACTCTGGAACTTCAGGGGGTAGCTCTGAATCCGGATCTCTAATAATACCTCCAGGATGGTCAGCGTCAAATACTGAGCAACCAACACTTGCTGGATTTTCAATATCAGGCGCATTAGCACCTACAGACATAACCGTTTATAATCTATCATCAGAGTCAGCGAAATTTAAACCAGGTCGCTCAGTTGCTGGTGTTGACTACACACTAATTGATTCTTAAGGAAATAATATGTCCTACACATTTACAAGAACAGGCGCGCAGATTGAAGAGATTCATAACACTGTTGACGACCTGTCAAATATAGTAAGCAATGAAAACCTAATATTAAACTCATCATTTGAAATTGCAGGAAGCGTGACAAGTCCGCCTGATGCAACACCTAGAAGTTACAATGCTGGGGATGAGATATTTCAAGGTATGTTCGCAGTTGGTGCTCTAACTGGTGTAACTTACATTGACGGGAAATCGAATGGCACAGGCCAGCTTTACACAGATGTATATAAGTCAGAAAAACAAAAGCTATCAACAGCTAACTATGTGGCAAGTATTGCAAGTAGTGACGGCTCACCTGTCGAGTCTGGCGCATCATTTGTTGATATAGGTGACTACTGGCGCGTTACTTTTGATATGAACGAAACTTTCTCCGTGAAGTTTGAGCGGGGGAGTATTGCGACGAGTCATGAGATTTGCCAGTTGAAGTTAGCGAAATTCGGTAGCTCTGTTTCATTTAAGATCCCATCTGACTTCCCTGATTTTATGGATGCGATAGAGGCTACTCAATTCTCAATGTCTGGCTCATCATCATCAATAATCCTAATTGCAGAGTCTGGACACAAAATAAAGCGAGGCATTGACGTAAGGTGGTTTGATGCGTCTAGATATATCATTCAGTCAGAAGATGCAATCCTAACGCTAGATCCATCTTTTGTTGGGGTCGATGCTTCTGACCTACTACCGGGATATGCTGGTATAATTGGAGAAATTCCAAGGCCCCCTCTGTTTTTTGGGCTCTATTCAAGACTGCCAACCCTCGACTGTGTGATAGATATGGGAGGGCTGTATGGCTGCGGAGTGCAGTGTGCTGAAAGTTGGTTTTCTGGTTCCCAAGGTAGCGGGGTGATAAACTCAGGATTTAGGGCGTACCAAATACACGGAAGAGCCAATCTTTACGGAATGACAGGTGAGGGCGCTGACGGTTCATCCTTAAGAATACAGCAAGCGTCATCGGTAAATGCTAGAAACTTTATTGGTGACATGTCTTGCAAGAATGTGAATTCAAGTGATGATTCTGCAATATACCAGTCCAGATCTTCCACCTTAGAGTTTAGAGGGGGGTCAGCCAATGATTCCGGCGCTGCGGGTTACATCGGTAGAAGATGCCTGGCAACGCTTGATGATGCAACATTCGACAGGCCAGCTGACAAGGCCGTTATTGGCGAGAGTGAGTCAAATATATCCTGGGCTAATGGGTCTGGTGTTGACTGTGTATCCAACGCAATAAGATGCATATCAAATGCATCCGTGTACGCAGTGGGGGCTTCCACATCGACTACAAGTAGCGCTGATAACTTCAACGTTGACTCTGGCGGAGTTATAACGATAGCAGGGAGCAACACAATTGAAGGGGCGTCAGGTTCAGAGTCTTTGGTGATATCGGAGTCAAATGTAGAATACACCAATGCGTTCGGTGATTCTGGCATGATATTCTTTGATGGGGGTAACGGCACATTTAAATTAACATCTAACTCGAATGGTGTATCACAAAGATTTGCTGATGGAACTATGAGGACATTTATAAGCACAACCATAGATACAGGTCAAGTTCTGGCTAATGCCTACTCTCAACAAATCTCACTTCCAACTCAGCCGGACACGTTCGCTACCGTCAGGTCTGTTTCATTTGATGTGGTGGGAAGAACTGGCGCTTCGGGCGGTGGTAATCGATTGTTTGTAAGTGAATGTCACAGGCCCCAGCTTACAACAGGGAGTGAGTGGAAGGTATACAACACAGGGGTTCAGCTAGATGGTACATCAACAGGACTCATCTGTTTATCGATAAACGCAACAATAGTGACTGAAGGGACATGGAGATAATTATGTTTGAAGCAAAAGACAGTGAAGGTTTATGGTGGCGTTTTAGTGTTAAACCTACCATGACAAATGACGGATGGTTCAGCGATGGACACGTATCAAGCCTACCAAATCATCAAAAAACAAAAGATCAATGGGAAGACTCGCTTGTAGGAATGTAATTAAAAACACTACACAAAAGCCCACCTAGGCACTAACTTTGCAATGCCCCATAATGACGGATAGAATACTGTTATTATGGGGTTTTTATTATGGATGTTAGCATGAGTGAAGTTAACGAACGGTTAGCTAGAGTTGAGCAAGGCCAAGTACATCAAGAAAAACAATTAGATAAGCTTGTTAGTGTTACCGAGAAGTTAGCAGATGTTCACATTAGGATGTCCAGTCTTGAGGGTAAGGTTGAAAAGCACGAAACAAAGATTTCGCAAAACGAAAAGCAGATTGCAAAATACTCTCTACTTTTCGCTATACTGGTTGGGTTCCTTGTTCGTTATTTCCCGGAGCTAAAGGCTATCATTGGTCTCTGATTTTCTACGAGTTCTAACCTGACGCGACACTCTTCTTTGCATATCCAAATCTGTGAAGTCTGGGTTAATCGCCATCTCAAGCTCAATTGCTGAAGTTGTAGTTATCAGCAAGCAAATAATACCCGCCTTTGCTGCCTTGTATATGCACTCCGAAAGCGTTTTAGCTCCCAGCTTACTTTTGATATTCTTAATTCGCTTATCTATTGCTGAGTGACTAGAGCTATCCTGTGATGCTATCTGCTTAATTAGCTCACCATTTGCCAGTCTACGCAATGTAGATAACTCCAGTCGTGTTAGCATAATATTATCCCATTAGATCCATATTCTGGCTTGACCACCAAAACCCTAGAAGTTTTGATTCCTTTGCGCATTGAGCGCGGTGCTGTTTAATAAATTCAATCATTAGTATTTCTTCCCGCCTTTTTTAGCTCGATTTTCACGCTTATGGTCAGCGCGGTGTTTGTTGTACTCCACTTTCTCTAGAATAATTTGGTGCAGGTCTACTTTATGCAGGTCAGCCATAGCAAAACACAATCTAACAGAGTTAGATAAATCAAAGTTCCTAGCATCCCCATCATTGTGAGATGTGGATCCAGAAATAAGCCTGTGAAGAAAGCATAGGTCATCAATCTTGTTGTAATTGCCAGTGCAAAAAACACCAACTGGCCAAGTGAATGATTTACTGCCAAGGTAGTCAAGCACCCTAATTGCAAAGTCACCAAGCTCAACCCAGAACATTTCGTAATTAGGTAGGTGGTCATCCATTAAACCCTTGCGATCCCCTTCCATTGCCTCCGATAGTTCTGAGTGAAACAAGCAAGCAAATGTACTGAATGGTCGAGGTTCATCCCACCAACCTAGCTCTTTATTTTGCGCGTGGATTTTATTTTGTAGTTCAACTAAATTCATTTTCTAATCATCTCCATTCTATGCAGTCTATTTGCTTGGTATCTGGCCATATTTCTCAAATGAACATGGCGACTTCTACAGCTTGGTTTAGTGTTTGGTCTTTTACTTCCAGACCGTTTACCCTTGTTAAACTTCCCACTCATCGATTCACCTCTCTGATTGGCTTGAGTTAATAATACTAGCCTTGATAAATTAAAACTGTGACCTATACGATAGATATAAAAAAGCCTCAAATTAATGAGGCTGCGGAAATTACGAACAAACAAACGACCATAAATTTTGCCGCCAAAGCAAAATGCAAGATGCAGCTGTCGGATGGACTGCGACTCGCGTTGTCAGTCACGTTAATCAACGTTACCAAACCCAATGCACTTAGACCTGCGCGGTAGATATGACCACCTCCTTATTTACCACAAATTCGTTCAATTAATAGTTTATTCCTAACTAGTTCAATCTTTGTTTGTTCGGTTAGTACGTCATCACTAGATATCGTCACTGGTTGAATTACTTCGCATAGGGCGGGTGATTTCGCGCAACTGCTCATTAATAAACACATCGTCACCATTAGCAATATCTTCGTCAACTTGCTGTAACGCCTCATGCGCTAATACCTTTTCTTCGGCCTCTGAACGCTTACCACGCTCTGATTGCCATGAGTTATACACAAAGTATAGCGCTGCAATTAAAGTCAGAACTACACCTCCTAGAATCTCAATCATTCGACACACTCCACAGCGACACCACATGCAGCATCAACAATTACATCTTGAGTGTCATCACCCAAAACTAGACCATATGACGCGGCGATTGCAGCAACTAGCGCCACAACTGCCGCAACGATTTTCTTACTTACCGATGGTTTCTTCACAATACTCTCCCAATAAAAAATAACTGATTTTCCTGAAGTCTTCGCGGAGTAATTAACGCCAGACTAAATAAGACCCTGATAAACACTAGCAATAGATTCACCTCCAATTACTCTAGCGTGTCGATTAGCTCGCTTAGGCGAATCACTACGCGCCCATTTCGAATCTAAAGCCTCTGTAGCGGCCGTTTCCATATCATTGATAGATAGCGCGCCAATCATCTTCTTAAAGCGTAACAGGCCGTGAATACCTAACTGATAGCTCATGCTAATCAACACAGCCTGGACATCTTTTGATTGATCGATAAACCATGCGAACTTGCAGAGTTTACCCTCTTCTTTACTTGCGTGGTCTTCTAGCCATAACTTAGCAACAGGCTCAGGAATCGAACACTCAAAGTTATCGATGTTCACATTTTTATTGGCTAGCTTAATTCCATAGCCAAATGTCGGATAACCTAGCGAATCCTTGTACGGCTTAGCGCGGTATCCTTCCTCAAATGCAATAATATTTACGTAACTCATCATTTAACCTTAATTAGCAATCTCTGAGAGCCAAGAAACATCGGCTCAAATGTAATAACAGAGCCCGTATTATACGGAGTTTTCACCATAACAGTTTTATCATCAAACTGCATACCTTCCACAACCTCACCTTTATGGTGGTCGTGGTAGTTTCGCATAAATCGATACTTTCCCATAAATCATAAACCTCCCATATATAAACCGTAAATCACCGTTAAAAACAATCCAACCGATACCGTATTACCTATTAACTTATCCATTCTAGTTCCTACCTATAAATTCCATGTTATCGAAAACCTTTGATGGAAGTTTTCCGTTGTTGTTTTCAAGGCAGTAGATTAACCTATCCACATTCTCTACAGCCTTGGCTAGCAAGCCGTTAAATATCAAACGGCCTCTAACTGATACCTGATGGCAAGCCTGCTCCTTTCTGTTCACGAAGCACATGAACGGGATTCCTTTTCCCTTATGCGTCCATAGCGGCTTAACTCTAATTCTATTTACAACACCCACTGACAGCCCGGTTAACCTGCAAAGAGCTGTCGTTGATAGGTTAGGATTATCAAGTATCAACCTTTCCAGTTGGCTATCCATTTTTAACCCATACGAACTTATCAAAATCGCGCTCTAATTGCTCGTAAGTGTAAACAACATCAGTAGCCTCAACCACGAACCCATTAAGCTCATCACTCCACATCATTACAAGCTTGGTTAGGTTGGTATCAATCGCTATAAACCTCTCGCAGATGTTGCCGTTAACTGGCGGCTTGCTACATACAACAAGCTCTTTGTTATTGCTGAAGTCAAACATGGACATACTCTCCACTCTTATTGTTATGATTGCAAAACTCACTAGCTACAAAGTGAGTAAAGCCAGAGTTATAACCAGCTTCATAGCTTGGCGTGTAGTCTTCTTGGTTAGCCAAAGCATTCCACTTTGATTCCAGCTTAGATAGATTCGCTTCTTTAAATTCCACTAACTTGCTCATTGTTTATCCCTTATCGTTTCGTTGAGTTAAATATACAAACAAAACTGATTTGTGTATGTGATGGTCGTCACAGATTTGATACAGGCAAAGAAAAACCCGCTATGGTTGGCGGGTTTGGTTGGTTAATTAGATCCAATAAGTAACCCAATTAAAAATGCAAGGCACGCTATAAAGAATACGACAAGCATTATTGCTTTATTCATGCGCAACCCCTAGATGCAGTGCATTAAGTTGTTATTGTGCATCAGACCAACTGGAGCAAACGGGATGTCGTCATCAAAATCCATAGGAGGCTCATTGTACTGAGGTTGCTGCTGCATTGGCTGCTGTCGCTGTTGCTGCTGCTGTGGAACTTGCTGGCGTTGCTGGTATTGTTGCTGCTGGGCTTGTTGTTGTTGCTGCGGTTGATTGCCAGTATGCACAAAGCCTAACTTGGCGTCATGAATCTCAATGGATAGCACCTGACCATTCTGACCATCGAAAGATTTAATCTTCTGAGTTGTGCCGCTTAACTCAATTACAGAGCCTTCCACAAGTGCCTGTTGATAGAACTGCACCTGAGCCGGAGCCTTGGCAAAGATAACAGCTTCGTAGTTCGTGTATTTATTCTGCTGCGTTTCACGGTCATAGTATCGAACACCAAGTCGAACGCCAAAGCCGATTGATTCGCCAGCTTGAAATTGGTTAGCTGCTTTGTTCAGTTTGCCTGTGATAGAAATTGCCATTGTTTTATTCCTTATTGTGTTAATTCAGATAGTCGTAAATCGTATGCTTCTTTTGCTTTGTCTTGATGTTGCTTACTTTGTGATAGCTTTTTCCATGCATCTCCGAATGCGGTTTTTAGTGATTGCTCATTAGCCGATGATGCTTTGTTTGTAAATTCACCCAGCATCTTATCAAAATCAATAGCTACAGTTTTAACGTGATTCTGAGCGTTGCTGGTTGCTTGCTGTCTAAACTCATTAGTGTCAGCATCTTTTGAATCGTCAATGTTGTACATACCATTTAGGGCGTACTTACGAGCGTATGAGCTTGTTGATCCGGTTACCTGTGCGTCATCCATACCTTTCTTGGTTAGAGATTCACGAGCCAGAGCGCTAACGCTGTGCGAGTCAGTTCCATTCGTTACTGTAACTGTTGCCTTGACGTAGTATCTATCTCCAATCAAAACAATCTCATCACTAACAAACTGAACAAGGCCGTGCTCAGCAAGCAACGGTTTAACTGCGCCCATAATATCTTCGCAGCTTCGATAGTTGTATTTCCCGAAAGAATTGAACTGCCCTTTCGGCGCGTTAAGTGTAGCCTGAACCTTAATCAAGCTTGAGTAGAAATTACTCATAAGAAATTAATCCTCTTGTAAACGTCACGCAATACTGTCACATCTTGAACGCAGTAACTAACGACATCTTCCGGTTTTGTGATCCATGTATCATAAACTTTTGAACCATCCATGCCTTCAGTTTTGCTTTGAACGCCAAGCGCTTTAGCAAGGTTATCAAGTGAGATTCGATTACCATAGCCACACCAAGCTTCCATCGTACAAAATACATCGCGACCATGGCGAGCGTGCGGGTTAAAGTAAACATTTGGATTCACATTATTGATAACACTGCGATGCCAGATAAACGGAATATCAAACTTTGCGTAATGAGCTACAAAGCGCCATTCGTGCATTCCAATCGAGTCACTTAGCCACCGCCAGAACTCGCGAAGCATTTGAGCCTCACTCATATTCATCTGACTAAACTCTAAAATCTCACCATCCTCGATAGCTGGACAGATAACACAAATCTCACCCTTAGAGCCATCAAACGAAGTCTTACGCCAATCTTGCTCACCTTGAATCTTAGCTTGCTCAAATCCAAACTTATCAATCCATTCGCCTTTTAACTCATCGACTGTTTTGTATTTAGCGTCAGAACCAAGTCCTAGCGCCTCGATAAGCTTAGGCTTAGTCAGTGCTGACGGAACCTTAATTGAACCTTTAGCTGACTCTACAAACCTATCTAAACCGTTAGGCTCAGGCAGGGTTTCTATATCAATGTGACAATTTAGCATTTGAACTCCTATTATCATCAATCTGTTGCTGTGCGTATTCTTCCCCAGCAGCGTTACTAACAAGCGTTGATACAAACTCATGCACACCTACGTTATTGCGCTTGGCTGCATCTTTTATCAACTCATATGTATTTTCGTCTAACTCATTCAAATCAAACATCACACCAACCTCTATTTATACTCAACACCAAGCTCTTTAAATAACTTCTTTAGACCTCGACAGTATTTCTTTCTTGTCCTAAATTTGTACTTACCAGTTGACGGCCAGAAATCAACAATCTTACCTTCATGACTTACAACCAAATGAAAGCCGCCGTTTTTAGATTCAAACTCAACACCTAGCTGCTTTAGCTTTTCCGTTGAAAACTCAAGATTACTAATCTTCTTCTTTTTCTTTGCTGCGTCCCAATCGCGGAACATTTCACCCATATCGCCCATAATAAAAGCCTCATCACTTTCGAATTACACACAGCTTAACCACCATCGATTTAATTTACTGTGAGCTCTATCACAAAATAAAAATCACGGTAGGATATAATTTACAAAACAAAGGAGAAAGCATTGCAAGTCGAGTGTATAGAAACAAAAAGATAGCTAAACACATTCAGCAAAATATGAACTGCTGCATAACAGGTGCACCATATCCAGACCCGCACCACATTATAGGAAATGGATATTCAGCAATGGGAAGTAAAGCGCCAGACTGGACGCAGATGGCACTATCACACCATTTACACCAGGAGTTACATAATTTCGGATGGAAAGCATTTGAAAATAAATACGGACGCACACAGAAATCAATGGTAGCTGAAACACTAGCTATATTACACGCAGAGAAAATCATTGACCTATATCAATTAGAAGTTGATGGCTGGGTATTTGAAGAAATGGAGAGGCTATATTGTGAGTGATTGGATATTTGAACTACCTCTAAAGGTCGTCATGCCACGAAAGACCAAAAAGGATAAGGTTATACCAATAAACATAAACTGGTATCGTAACGCTCACCACAGGGAGTCTAACGACGTAAAGAAAGCATACAAGGCTTTAATTGCCGACCAATTTGAAGGGTTAAGGAAGCCAGAGGGTAAAATACACGTACATTACGACTACTACGCGGCAATGAATAACAGCCCCGACCTGGATAACCTGACAGGATGTGCAAAGAAGTTCTTTCAGGATGCAATGGTAGAGCTAGGATTTATAGAAGACGATAACATCCACTTTATACCAAGCACATCAGAAAAGTATTGCGGAATAGATAGAGATAACCCGCGCTTGGTTGTGAAGATACAAGAGTTAAATTAAACATAGGCTGCCGATTGGTGGCCTTTTTTATTGATAGGCAAAACCTTTCAAAATCAAATTAACGATTGAATCAAACGATTGGAGATAAATTCTAGGTCGCGCAATAATTAGCTCAACCAAACAAGAGGTCGCAAAATGTTCAAAGCAGAAATAATAGATGGAAAATTCACCGTAATTCATTGCGGCGAGGTTATTGAGCAAAACCCTGACTGGAACTTCTTACAAGAAGCATGGGAAAGAGCCGATGAGCTTAACGAGGAAACCCAATGATAACAACACAACAAAATAGCCTTGGCTTGTGGTTCATTCACTTAGACGGCGACGTTTTAACTGGCGGATGGATTACAGAGCAAGAAGCAATTAACGAAATGGAGCAATACAAATGAATTGGGTAAATATTGAAAAAGAAACACCAGAGATTGGTGAGTTGGTTTTGGTTTCGTTTAGAACAAATATCGGAACGCAGCAAATGACAACGGCAAAATACAACATCATCAATCACTCAGCGCATGGTGATAACTATCATCCACAGTGGAATGTTGAGGTTTCTGGTGGCCACACACTAAACACAGTTACTCACTGGTGTTCAATCAAGAATCCATTGGTTTGCAAGTGCGGAAAAGTCGAAGGCGCAAGCTACTGTTACGAAGGCGATTGTTTGCCGTTTTAGATAGGAGAAAGGTTATGATTTATCTTGATATAGCAACAAGAATGGGATGCGCATACACAGCCTGGGGACCTTGCTTTTGTGATAATGAAAAGTGCAAGTCGTGCGTTACTGCTGACAAAATCGAAGAGCTAGGAATGGACTGGGATGAAGAGTTTAACAAAGCTGAGATGAATAACTTCAAAGACCCAGACTACATTTAACCAAAACCAAGGGGTTGCGCGAGCTTTCCCTTAATGGAGCAATATGAATATAGTCAATGAAAACGCCTTCCTGTCGATCTGTAAGGCGTGCAACGAAGAAATACGACCAATCGACCGCAAGGATTTATCTGCCATTAGGTTGATAATGGATAAGCATGCAGCCAAGGCAATTTTACTTGGATTTAGCAAGGTGGCCATGATGTGCCAGATAGGGCGGATTAATGGAGTGTTGAAAGAAAGGGCGTAACAGCCCTTTTTATTTAACTCGGTAATGCAAATTTGACAGCACCTACAGGTAATGCGATAATTGCTTTACCAACAAAGAAGAGGTGTAAATATGGAAAACTTAGTGATGATTAATGGCAATAAAGTGTTTGTAACGTCAAACCTTGTATCCGATAAATTTAACAAGGCGCACAGGAGTGTTCTTAGAAACATAAGAAGCATTATCGAATCGCACCCTGACTTTGGTATGCACAATTTTGTGCGCACCTCTTACACAACAAACCAAAATAAAACCCATGAGTGCTTTGAGATGACAAGGGATGGATTTGCAATGTTAGCCATGGGCTTTACTGGTTCAGAAGCTAATTCATGGAAGATAAAGTACATAGAAGCATTCAACAAGATGGAGTCTGCGCTTGTTGATGTTGCTCCGACATTGGAAAGTGTTAACCATATAGTAAAGAGAGCGGAGAGCGATAAGCAGATAGCTAGTGAGTGTGGTAGTCAGCTTGCAAAGTACAAGAAGGTCAAAAAGAACAATCAAGAGAAGTTGGATTCAGCAATTAAATCAGTTCAGATCTCACTTGGTTTTGCAGGCTAGCAAAAAGCCCCGCTTAGCAGAGCAAGGGCAATCACATTACAAGGTAATTATAATCATGCATTACTATAAGTTCAATGTCGCAGGGTGGGCGAAAGATACAAGCCACCTATCACTAAAAGAAGAGGCGATATACCTACGGCTTATCAACTTCTATTACGACCACGAGAAGCCAATCCCACTCAAAACCCACTTGGTTTTAAGAAAGTTGCGAATGGCTGACGAATCGGAAACGGTTGATATCATCCTTGAAGAGTTCTTCACAAAAACAAAAGATGGTTGGATTCAAAACCACTGCGAGAAATTAATAGGTGAATACCAAAAAATGTCCGAGCGCAACAAGAAAAACGCAAAGCTAGGAGGTCGCCCTAAAATCAATGACTTAGAAAAACCAAGTGGGAATCCAGAAGATAACCAAGAGGAAACCGAATCGAATCCGAAAGGTATCCCTAACTATAAACTAGAAACTAATAACCAAGAACTAGAAACTAATAACGAAAAACCAGACACAAAAAAACAAATAGACTTTGCGCCTTTGGCTTTTAATTCTGAAGAGATTAAAGAGTTCAAAGAGATTCGAGCGAGAAAGAAAAGTGCAGTTACTCAGCGCGTGGTGAACGAACACGGTAAGCAGTTTGACCTATCAAGAAGGCGCGGCTATTCGAATGACGACATACTAAATGAATGGTCAACCCGTGGATGGACAGCTTACAAAGATGAATGGATGAAAGTTCCAGTTAAGAAGCCGTCACCACAACCAAACGTACCACCTGCAGATTATGATCCACTTGAAGCGCTAAGGAATATGTAATGAACCTGATAACACCACCGTACTCACAAGAAGCTGAAATGGCGGTTATCTCAACTCTGATTGAGGACTGCAGCCTAATGAGCAAGATTGAGTTCTTGTCTGCAGATGATTTCTACATGATGCCTCACAGGATGATGTATGAAATGTTTATCGAGGAATCAAAGAAAGGCGAGTTCTTCGATATCAACATGCTAGCCGACAAGGTCACTGATGAGATGGGCGGAATTGCTTACTTTGCTGACATCGGTAAGACAAAGACCGCCAAGGGTGCGGTTATCTCTTACGCAAGAAAAGTTGTTGATATGGCAATCAGACGCAAATCAATGGCAGCGTATCAACAGGGCATTGAAGACCTAGCGAATACCAATACAAACTTTGTTGATGAGATTAGCAAGGTGTCAGGTGAAGTAGACAAGAACGTCTGCAGGCTTAACGCAAGCGATTCTCTGGACGTTGAAACATTAATCGATCAATCAGTCGATGAAATGGAAAAGTCACTGCAGGAGGCGCGTACAGGGGTTTCTAGCGGCATTCCTGAAGTTGATGAGCGATTAGGTTATCAGCAACTGGCAATTGGTGAGGTTACAATCCTTGGCGCTCCATCTAAAAACGGTAAAACACTATTCGCAAACACCATCGCGGCACGTTGTGAATTATTAGAAGGTGAGTCAGCTCACATATTTAGCATTGAAATGCCAGCTCTAGGCATGTTTAACGGTATAGTCTCTGCAATCTCTGGTGTACCTGCGAACTTCTATGCTCGACAGGCTTATTACAGCCAAACCATGCCGAGTAAGTATGACGAATGGATGGCTAGATGGGGCAAGGCTGCTACAGAGTTGCGCGATAGTGGAAAGATTACTATCGATGGGCGCAAGGATGTGACAATGCAATACATCTGCAGCGAGATGAGAAAGCAAAGCCAGTTAGAGCAAAACAAAGGTCGTAAGCTTCGCGTTGTATTTATCGACCACGCACACCGTATTAGTTATGACTGCAGTAAAAAGCCAATGACTTATGCAATGGGTGACGATGTTCGAATGCTAAAGAATACTGCAGCGGATTTGGGTGTCGCGGTTGTCTTACTTTGTCAGCTTAATGAAAACAGCAAAGACAGGGACCCGACCTCATACGATATTCTGGATACGTCTCGTATTCGCCATGAGATGCAAGCATTCATTGGTTTGCGATTATTCAGAGAAGGCGGCGGTACTTACTTCGGCGTTTACGGGCATGATCCGCGATATGCAGACCATGAGACAAAGTTTCACCCTGCTTACATGTGGATGGATAACGGTGTTGTCAAATCTCTACCAGAGCATAATAAGCACTGGACACCACAACCAACAGAAGAAACACAAAGTAATTACAAGCGATAAACTTTTAACTAGATAGGTAATGAGATGAAAAATAAAAACGCTAAACGAATGATGGCTACTGTTTTTAGTGGTGAGTGGGAAATGTTTCAGCAAAATATGTATCGACTGGTAATTCTTGAGGGTTACTTTGGGGCATGGCCAGTTCACTGCGCATTACATAAACAGGTATCACTAACCGCTGACCAGTTGAGAGGTAAGTAATATGAAAATCAAGAAAGGCTCAGTTATTCGCGAATACAAGTACGGCCACTGCATTCAATCAACAGTAATCACAGACCCAATTGAGAACGAGCGCGGCCAGTTAGAATTTAAAGCGGAGACAAGCATCGGTTCGATTATCGAGTACATGAAAAACGAATCAAGCCTAGATATTATTAAGGAGTAGAAATGAACAACGTATTTAGAATGCCAAAGCTACACAGAAACTCCCCGGCAATGGGCAAGATACTCAAGGATATCGAGAAGCGCGGGTGCTTTTATTATAACAATCAGCGCGTAAAGCTAGACGAAGCTAACACGAAGGTAGACGGCGTTTATGTTTATTTGGCATATACGCCAGTTTAAGGAATTTTAAAATGAAAAAAGCAATATTCTTATTTGATTACACAGGAATTATGGCAAAACCATGGGCTGATGCCGGTTACTTATGTTACTGCTTTGATGGGCAACATCCGTTAGGTGTATCGAAAAGCAACCACGAAAATATACTTAACGTTGGTATGTGGTTTAGTACTGATATCACCGGTGATATTTCAGGTGGTGATGTAGATAAGATTTTAGCCATTACCGGTAGTGATGTTGAAATCGTTTTCGGATTCCCAGAATGCACTCAATTAGCAGTTAGCGGCGCGGCTCACTTCCCAGCTAAGTTTGATGCAAACCCGTTTTTTCAAGATGAAGCCATGGTTCTTGTTTACCTGGTCCGAGACCTAGGAGAGAGGGTCGGGTGTAAATGGGCCCTAGAAAATCCAGTTAGTGTCATTAGCTCAAAATGGCGCAAGCCGGACTTTTACTTTGACCCGTGGCAATACGGCGGTTATCTACCTGAAGATGATGTACACCCGATTTATCCAGAATACATAAAATCGCGTGATGCTTATCCAAAGAAAACCGGAATCTGGTGTGGTAATGGATTTGTTAGGCCAGAAATAAAACCGGTATATGTCGAGAAAGGCTATTCGAACCAACACAAGAAGTTAGGTGGCAAGTCACTAAAGACTAAAAACATCCGTAGCGCAACACCAAGAGGATTTGCAATTGCGACATACGAATATAACAGTGAATCCGATAGATGAGCTTAAACAGCGTTACGGAGGTGAATTAATGGCTTTTGAGAAGCTAATAACGAGTGTTGATGACCTGCACGAGATAAGTGGTTACGCACATGACCACTTTGAGCAAGGAGGTGGAGCGCTAAAGGTTAGGATTACGAATGGTGGTAAACGGTCATTGTCGCAAAATGCTCTCATGTGGAAATGGCTAACTGAGATTGCACAGCAGACAAAAGAGAAGGGCTATGGTGATTATGACTCAGAAGACATGCACGAGTATTTTAAGGATAGGTTCTGCGTAGACAAATTACTAACAATTGGTAAAACAACAATCCAGGTTAAGAGCACCAAGAAGATGGATAAGGGCGAGATGACGTTTTACATGAATCAGATTCATCAATGGGCTGTTAATGCCGGGTTTAGACTATCAATGCCAGAAGAAAGCGAATACATGAAAGCAATGCAATCTCAAAACATGTGACACCTATCACGGAAGTTGGTGGATATTGAATTTATAATGTATCCATCAACTGAAGAGGTTAATCAAATGGCCAGACCATATAAATTAGCGAATTATTCGCAAGAAGAAGTAAGAGCAAAAGTAAAAGAACTGGGAACCATCGCAAAGGCGGCTAAGTTCTACGAATGCGCAGAGAAGACAGTAAGCAATAAGATTGGATTCTTTGTGTATCGAAGCGTTGACCCAAAGCACCATAAAGAGCTTAAAGAGTTACTGAAGATTCACACTAAGAGTCGAGTTGGCGAGCTGATGGGATATTCACAGAGTCAGATGGAATGGTTCACCAAGAAGCATAAAATTAAATGCTCATCGAAAGGTAAGCCAAAGATTGATTCAAACCTTACCCATTACGAAATGAACAACATGGATGAGGTGATAAAGGATTACGCGACCATTTTAGATTGCGCGGATGAATTAGAAGTAAGCGCAAAGACAATTCATCGTCATTTAAAGATTTGCAGAGAGCGTAAACGTGAAGCTGCTCACGGTTCGAGTTAATCAAAATCAGTAGGGTAGCTTAGGTAGTTGCGTTGTCGATTAATCTGGTAACGCGCAGGTAGTTTAAATTGAATGTTTAGGTGTTGTTATGACAATTGAAGAGTACGAACTTAAGTTTAATGATGAGTTAAGAGGAAATCAGCCTGCATATAAGAGTTGGCCGATTTGGGTTAAAGAGTGCTACCAATCATTTATGGATAGCGTAGCAGAGCAAGAGTTAGATATGGAGTTGAATCAGTTATGAGTAAAGCGCACAAGCATAGTAAGTTGATTTCAGAGTGGGCGAGTAATCCAAGTGGTTATGTGATTTGGATGGCATATGGAGTTGGTGTTGATTTTACATGGGTAGAGGCTCCGACGCCTTGCGGTTGGAATGAAAGTGTTCAATACAAACTTGTACCTTTAGTTAAAAAAGAAAAGCGATGGATTGCGTATAGCACAAACCAAAAAAGACTTGGTTGTTTGACTTTTAACTCTGAAATTGAAGCTAGAAATCACTACATTCACGAAGTCGATGGGCCTCAGTTTATAGAAATTGAGGTCGAAGCATGACAATAGAAAAGGTACTCCTTCAAACCCAACTATGCGCATTAGACTTTAAAGCTAACCTTGAAGCTTTAGATGTGCCAGCAAGGTTGATTGAGAATGCGAGTGGGAATCCCTCCAGGTACGTTATCCTGGATAATACAAACCTAACCACAGAGCAAAGGGTGAGGTTAACAAGGCTGCATGATTTGATGTGGTGTCGCATCGATGTGGCTGATATCAAGTTGATAGAAGAGTTGTGACAACAATCACAGACTTAAAACAATGCGCAGTCTATTATGGCTGCGTACTTAATTGGAGAGATAGATATGATTACTTGTAAAGAAGATTTGTACGGGACGCATGTTTTGCTTTCTGATGGTGAGGCGCTTGAGATTTACGTTAATTTAATTAATGAGCTTGAAATAGCAGAAATAAAAATTAGAGCAGGTGATTGCGAAGATGCTATCGAGGTGCACAAGGCAGAGTGGGAGCCGTCTGGTTGGGGTGCTTCATTTGCAACGCTTGTAGGTTTGGATTTTGGATCAAAGCGACTAACCCTAGAAGACTTTAAACCACAAGCCAAAGGGGTTGAGTGTGCTAATGGTTTACATCCTATCGGTGTTGAGTGTGAGCTTAAAGACCTAAAACCAAAACCAACCAAGTTTGTAAAAGTCGAAGAGTCTATCTTTGATTTAAAGGAAGAGTTCGAGAGTGGTGAGTTGTATTTTGATGCTGGCGAATTGTCAGACGGTTACGCACTATCAATTAGTGGGTACGTAAAGATTAATAGCAAGGAAACATTGTGCGATTGCTACTCTGATGGAAATGTTTACCGACAGGTTGAGCTTGATTGGCGCGATGAGGTTAAAAGTAAATACTCATTGACTGACTTTAGAAACCTTGATGATGAAGGATGTATAAATCTAGGCGATTGGACTCCAGAAGGGTTTATTAAACTTTGTCATTTTGTAGCAGAACTAACAGGTAAACTAGAGTAAGGGGCGGGTATGTGCAACCCAAGAAAACTAACAAGGCGTGAGATGTTTGGGTTTTCTGCATGGAAGCGTGGAATGGATAAGGAAGACATTAAAGAGTTTGGCGAGGTTGTCAAAAGGCCGCTAAGCTCATATCACGACCTATACAGGATTTACCTAGACTCAAACAAGCCCCGTTAATTCGGGGTTTTTTATTGGTATCGAGTCTAAAGGTAAGGAATGACCGAATAGTTTATCTGTCTACACCCTGAGATAATTAACCCTCAAAAACAATGAGAGCGCCAACATGAATGAAATGAAAGCAACAGATGCAGCAAGAGAGCTTTACCAAATTACAGAGGAGTTAGAGCGTGGTGACTGGGCGATGATTTACCCAGAAGGCGCAATGCTTAAGGTTAAGAGAAAGATTGAGCTCATCAATATTATATCTAATCAGATGAGAGATAATGAGCCAACAAGGGATTCATTCCCAGAGTATGGTGACGCGCAAGGTGACTTGATGGAGTTTGTTTATAAGCGATTTGACGGTATGCCAATTGCCGCAATCATAGGATTCTTAGAGATGGCCAAGTTATCAATCATTGACGAGGCATGATAACAAAAGCCCACTTAACCGTGGGTTTTCTCATTATGTGATATTAATCACAGACACGAATAGAAATTAGGACTATTATTAAACCCTCAAAGCAAGAAGAGATTTAACCTTTAACTAACCAAAAGGTACATAACATGAAATGAGAGGCTAAAGACCTCAAACTAGAAGCCCCTTAATTGGGGTTTTTTATTACCTAAAGATTGGTGATATAATCAAGCTAATTCGGTTAGGCCGATTAACATTAAATCATAAGGTGATTATATGGCTAAATTGACAGATAAGCAGAGGAGTTTTATAGAGCATTATTGCTCAAATGGATTCAATGCAACACAGGCTGCAATCAGTGC